ACGTTGCCACCGGTCGCATAAGCCATCGGAACCATACCGCCTACGCTCTCCCTGCCAGAGCCAAACGAGGGGCGCCTAGGCATTAAATTCGTTAGTGAAGGAGGCATAACCGCCATGTGGTTCTGCTTTATCGGCGAAGGCATTGATCCGGGACCCATGGTCTGCAAATTCATTAGTGAAGGAGGCATAACCGCCATGTGGTTCTGCATTGGTGAAGGCATTGATCCGGGACCCATGGTCTGATTCAGTAGTTTAAGCGCAGAAGGTTTACCAGAGCCAAAGCTTTCTTCAGCACCGAAGTGCGCACGTTCAGCTTGGTCTACTAAGTCCACAAATTCTGTCACTTTTGACTGCATTTCTTGGGATTGCGGGTCAGTGTATGTCTGGTTTAAGTAAGTGCTATAACCATTCAAGGGCGAAAGCTGCGCTTGATTCCTTTGTGCTGGTTGACCAAACTGTTGCTGCATGTTTGGTGGGAACATACTGGCTTTGCGCATCGGCATTACTTCGCCGCCGTCGCGCATTCCAACCGCAATTCCACCAAAACCGCCTTCGCCACCTATACCGGGATCAAAGTCGGTGAAGGGGTTTGTTGGCACTGGAGCAACAGGACTTGTTGGCACTGCAGCAACAGGACTTGTTGGCGCTGGATCAACAGGATTTGTTGGCGCTGCAGCAACAGGATTTGTTGGCGCTGCAGCAACAGGACTTGTTGGCGCTGGAGCAACGGAATCCGAAGGTTTTTTTCTGCCGCCACTTAACGTAGGCATTAACGCTGCCATCATTCCAAAGTCTCTTGGATCTGGCGGTGCAACACCCGCAGCTTCCGCATCTCGTTTGGCCAACTGATAACCACCGTATTTGCTCATGGTCATTTCCGGCGTTAATTCAACGCCTTTACGATTTTTCGCTTCGTCATAAGCAAGTTTGGCAAGAATCGCAGCAACTCCTGCGCCGCCAAGACCACCCAGATTTAAACCACCACCGCCACCACCGATGCCGCCTGCTCCGCCACCAGTAAAAAAATTGAGAATGGATTTTAGAAACGAAGGAGCTTGTCCAGTCGCCGCTTCTTGGGCTTCTGCTTGTAAACCAATTATTTGCAATATTTCGTCCGCTCTCTTCCCCGCCTGCCTCATTTCTGCTACTTGCTGCGCTACCTCGGGGTTGGTTTCTCCTTCTGTAGCAATTATTTCCTCAATTAGTCTATCAGCCTCACGTAAATTCTCTGGACTTTTATAGTAATCCGTGATTCCCACACTATCGCCGATGCCGCCAAGAATATCTCCTATCTTGCCGAACCTACCAACTTTGTCAGATCCTGTACCAGTAAAAATATCTCCTAGGGAGCCAAGTCCGCCAGATTGGTCAGCTCCGCCACCAGTGAAAAGATCTCCTAGAGATCCAAAACTGCCAGATTCGTCAGCTCCTTTACCTTTAAATAGGCTGCCGATGCCCTCGAAGAAACCACCACCAGTCTCAGCACCCTTCGCTGCTATATCTCCAATATTTTGACCAACACTACCGCCAACAGCGTTGGGTCCGCCGAGCGTCAAAAGTTGCAGCGGACTTGCATTGCCTTTTGCAACGTCATAAACCGTCCACGCTTTAGCAGCAAGCGCGGCAAACGGTTGCCAAGGACCGGGAATAAATTGAGCGATTTTTACCAGCGGTTTAATGACCTGTTTGACCACTTTTTTTAGACTTTTGGCCGTTTTTTTGAGCCAACCGAACTCTTCTAAACCGGTAATCGGATTAAGAGAAGCAATGCCAACACCAACAGTCATTCGTCGAGGGTCAATATCCATTTCGTTGAATTTTGCTTCAATCAAACTTTCAAATTTTTCGTCTTCAAAAGCTTCTGGCGGCAAGATGACTTCACCCGGCCTCAAATGCGCAAGCGCAGTATCTTCTCCGCGACCAGCCTGAGTTAGCTCAACTGCCATTTGGCCTAGCGGAGCATTAGCCCCAACCTCGGCTGCTTCTGCTAAGTGCAGGTACTGATCTCGTTCCGTTGAGTCTTTTGTCTGCGAAGCCTGCATCAGCATTTCTTCTATCGCAGATTCAATAGCACCGTTCGGATCTGTTTCAGCCTGGGCTTCGGCTTGAGCCTCCATGGTCTGAATCATCATCTCTTCTTGACTGACTTCACCGCCATCAGCCTTTCTCAAAGCTTTTATTCCCGAATTAATCACGTCAGTCGCCATGCCGACCTTCATGGCTGTCGGATGAAATTTAGAAGCGTTCACAAAGGCTTCTGGAAGGCTTTTTGATTGAGTAAGCGCACGAACATCGTCATTAAAGCTTCTCTTCAAATCCAAAAGCGTCTTTTTGATAAAAGGAATTTTATCCAAAGAAATAGATGCCAGCCTGTCCATCAAGGAAGCGTCTGCTCCGAGATCTGGTAGATAAGGCTCGATTTTTAACAAATCTTCTTCAGACTTAATTCCAGATTGATCTACTATCATTTTTATCCGGTCTGACGTAGACAAGCTTGCCCCACCTTCTTTTTGATCCATTAGAGCGTTTATGCTAGATGTAAGATCACTTTTGTCAATCGAAGGAACTTTCATCGGGTCGAAACCAACTTCACCGCCATCAGCCATCGCAGGAAGCGGCTGGTCACCCATCAGGTTCTGAATTCGTTGTAGTAGTTCTGGATTCATGGTGTGCTCACAGTAAGGTTGCCTACCGCACTGGTTGTTTGAACCCCGGTAGGATACGTTTGGTGCTGATACAAATCTCTCAACTGATTACCGTCAAACGCTTGATGGATGGAAGTTGTAGAATTAAATATTATCGCACCTGTTGCGAATTGTAACTTAGAAATTTGGTCAGCGTTAAAGTGTGGCGATATCGTAATATCCACAGCGCCAAGGTTAATTTCAAGAATCCGAACCAGGCGATTGTAAGTGTCGCTTGTAACGGACTCGCCAATCGAAGAAGGAAGGCGCGTTTCAAGCAGCCTGCTCATCCACGTCTACCGCTCTGCTGCAAGTCAACTCTGGTCGAACCAAGCCGCCATTTGTAACCTTTCTGATCTACTGTAGCGTTATCATCATCGCTTTCAAAGCGGAAGACTACCTGTCGCGCTCTCGTGCGCAAACTCGTGAACGTGCTGGTAGGCGTGACCTTAGTGGTTGAATCGGTGATTAACGGCTGACCGGGAAAGTTCCTACGCTTCACAACGATATTCATAGCAGGGCTATTGCTAATGCCTACATCCGTCACAAAAGCCATGTCGGGTATCATTTTTTTCATGAACACGTCATATTCGCCTGCAGAGATGTCGATATCTGCAGATTCAATATAAACGCCAGCCATAGGCTCAAGCCCGTCATCATAACCAGTCTCATGATTGTACAACAGACTCTGACCAGAAGATTGAGCTGACGCAATCGGCAAATCTTCAATACCCGTATCAAGCCAGCCGTATCGCCTCATGTTGCCAATTGCCCAAGTCTGCTCAAGATAGTTATAAGTGACGTACCGGCTAATCTCGCCAGTCCCGTCCTCAATTGACGGGTAAAAAAACCAGATCTCGTTATATCGAGAATTGATGCTCATAAAGCATTTAAAAGCTTGGTTCAAGTCGATATCGTTAAAGACGTATTCTTGGACTGTGCAAGGCAGTCGCTGCACAGAACCATTGTAAAAGTTAAAGCCTGTCTTAGAAGCAAAAAACACGCCACTTGGCGAGTTTGCCGCAGCATTTGGCGACAGCAGACCAGCGCCTTCGTTCACTAAGTTAACAGCAAAGGTAAGGGGCGGACCAATGAAAGTCATCGAATAGAGGGACGTGTCAGTCCAGATCAATATTTCTTGCCGAGATTTTAAACCGCCGACAATAAAAGAACCTGAAGACAACCGAACGTCACCCGCGCTGTTCGTTGTAGTTGGCTCAAAATCAAGCTCATCCTCTGCTGACGAAAATACAACAAGCATAGGGTCAATCGCGCCCGTTCTTGCTCCGCTAGAAACAGGATCAGCACCCAAAACCACAAGATGGCGATCTGTCTCGGACGTAATCACCTGCAAACCAACCGTAGGAACTTGCCTAGCGCCTGATCGACCCGCCAAGCTAACAGCTCTAACAAACACGCCTGAGTTTTCAATCCACTCGTAAATACCAGCGCCGCGAGGGTTGATAATCAAGTTTTCGCCAAAGTTATCGTGAGTCCAGAGTCTTAGCTGATTAAGTGACGAAATTGCTGTTACAGAACCCCATCCGCCTGCGCCCCATGTTCCAGCACCCCAGCCGCTACTGCCGACATAAACGTCGAGACCGACATTAATCTGATATGCGCCTACTACGCTAGAACCACCATTGGCTGTGTCTGAACCGTTTGCAGCAATCGTGTTTCCTGCGGCGTCTTTTGCTGTGATCTGATATGTGTTCACCCCGGTAACCAGCAATATCTGGTACTCTTGATTTAGCACCGCAGGAATAATTACTCCGCCCAAGCTCGCCGCGCCGCTAAACGTGACAAAATCATTTGTCACAGCACCGTGAACAGTGTCGGTTATGGTAATCGTTGAGGAACCGTTTGACGCGGCAAAGGTTACATCGCCAGCAGAGGTTGTCACTCGGATAGGGGTTATATCGTTGTATTTGTTACCTTCTTCTACGTAATACTTCCAAGTAGTCCCAAGTCCTAAGAATTTGGTTCCGCTCAAAGAAATCCACGAATGAAGTGCTCGGCAGAGACCTAGAAAGTATTGAGTGCCAAGCTGCGCCCAGCCACCAATCTTCTCAACTCTACCTTTTCTGAATCGTATTAGGTTGCCATCGACCCAGCCGCCTTGAGCGCTGTAGTCGGTAGCCTCCTTATTAATTCCTGGCTGGAAATCTATTTCTTGCAAAGGCATTCGCCTTTACGCCAATCTAATAATAGCGCCGGTCGCCGTTGGGGCCGGAAAAACTACAGTGAAATCACCAGCAGTGCTGGTTTTATTGCCACCGAAGTCAATGGCTGCAACCGCCTTGTCACCCTGCGTGTCGTTATATATCAAGCAAGAACGTGCGGTGATTGTGGCTGTAGAAAATGTCAAATCGCTAAAATCACACACAGCAGTAGTGCCTGTTGCGAAAGGGGTCACGTTTGTCAGCGCTGAACCGCCTGCAGTATAGTTCGTGCCAGACGCCTGCCCAGTCGTAACAAAAACAGTAGTACCCGCCCCAAGCGTTGCGCTAGAGGTATAAAGCGCCAACTTAAATGAGTTAGCGCCGTTGGTAAAATTGTGGGTTCCAGTAAGCAGTTGCTGCTTAAAAGACGTGCATATTGCAGAAGTAGTAGCCATGTCACAGCTCCTTGATAATTTTCGCCATTGCCTCGTGACCTTGCTGGCGCAGTTTGTTTGAAATTGTCACTCGGTCTGATCGGATAGAGTTCTTCATCCCCTGCAATATTACTTGATAAACGTGACTTCTGAAAGCCTCAGCTTGCTGGCGAATATGAGGCGCTGCAGTCTCGCTAATGCCCACGATCTTATTGGTGACCTGCTCCGCCCAAAACTCAGGATCATGACCCTTGTTGTGCGTAGTAGCAACCGTGATGTTGCCAAGCTGAAAGCCAATGTCGTCGCTCATCATCCTTTGTACGGCTCCGGCGATTTTGGTATATCTACAGTTTCCAAATTATGCTTTTCGATCATTTCAGCCATCTTAGACTTAGGAAAGACGTGCCACTCACCATTTTGAGGAATCGTGACTAAAGGATCGTCAAGACGGTGATAGCCATAAAGGCGCTCAGCCGCACCAACATTGCTGTCGAGAAGCGTTGATCTTGGAGACGTGCCAATGCCAATGTTATTTTCCATGCACTTACTAATCCAAAACTCAACGCAAGCGCGGCCAGCTTCTGCAAAATGAATGTTGTGCGCGTAGCTGAAATCTAAACCAAATAAATCAATGTGAGCCACTCGGTTCCAGTAGGCAAAGGCTAAAGCGTAGGCGACTGTCGTATTGAAGTAAGCGCATTTAGCATCACCCATAACTTCAGCTAAAGGGTACTCAACCAAGGCGGGAACTCGATCATCGAGTTCACAAGTGTAAATTGGTTTATCAAAAGTCGGCAGCAATCGACGCATAACGTCTGTTTGATTACCCGCATCTTGGGTGTCTAAATACCTGCTTGCAGGGTCCATCATGAAAACTCGATCACAAGCAAAAACAGATAAGGCGCTGTTAATAACCCAGATCTCATCCCACTGCTTGCTGTTTTCCATCCCAATAACAAAGTCAATCTGGCTTGCGCCTAGACCAATCAATGCTACTCTTTTTCCTCGAAGACTCTCAATCCTCTCCATCAACTCACCCCTGTCCGCAATAGATCGTAACGATATTCATCTCGCGTATCACGACCCTCGGACAGGTTTTTCATTCTTCCGATTGCAGCCATGAAACGCTGTTCCATATTGGCAATCACATCAGGAGCTTCTTTCAAGAAGATTGCAGCTTCGGCCAACGTACCGTATAGCAAAGCATCTGGATATTCAGTGCTTAACAACGTGGTTCCGCTATCTGCGCCAGAAGTAAGTGAAGCAGGCTCATGCAAATAATGCAGCTCTACGCTGTAATTTGCATCAGGGACTGGCGACAACTCAAATGCTGCATCGTCAAAGTTACTGTAATACTTCGGGCGACCTCTGCTGGAGACTGAGGGGTCATACTCCTTCAAGAACGAAGGATGCTTCAATAGCAAATAGTAGTACGTCCCGTTGTCAATGACGGCCAGCGAAAACGGCGAGTAAAAATCAGATGGCGTTGCCAAGAACCGATTGTTATGCGAAGTCGTCGCTGTGACATTCTTACGCTGCTCAGATAACTGAACAAGCTTAAAGATGCGAGTCTCTGCCTCCTGGATAAACGTGTCTAGGTTATCGTTGAAAGTTGTTTCATCAACCTGCAAATAGTCCTGAATGGCGTTCTTCAAAGTCGCTAAAGTAAAACTCATGATGTGGTTACCTCCACAGTTCCAACATTACAGGATATTGCAAATGTTTGCAATTGTGTGCCCAGTATACCATCACCGGAATTGGTGTAGACCGTAAAGAAATTGTTATCATTCGCCTGGTCAGGTCTTGGGTCTTTCAAAGCCTGCGGATCAATAGGTGTTGGCTTAGGCATTAACTGAGGCTCTTTTGGGGACCACTGATCTGGTCCGACCAAGTAACCATCCCAAGTCTTTTTCATGTCGCGCAAGCGGTATCTGAAACCCGAAATGTCACAGATGCCCCAAGCGTTTTTGTTCGATGCAAAGGCCACGGCTAAGCGATGTTATAGCTGCGTAAATCAGGGGCGATTCTAAAGCTCGCTCGCTCCTCATCTTGGCTCATTGCTCGCGTAAATTCCTCTTCATAGAGCTGCTTGAGCATTTGAACCTTTTCTGGAGCCTTTTTTAGCGCCAGGTAATACGATAAACCAGCCGTCAGGCACGGGTAAAATCGGAAAGGCATCTGCAAAGAATTAGCACCACCACCAGCATCATCCATGCGAGTCAGGACGTTAACATACAGTGTGTAGGTGTTGTTTTTGTCAGGCTGCGGCCAAACTGTCACGGTTGGAGACAACTGCTTGTCAACGAAGAATTGGTTAGGCTTGCCTGTCGTTGTTTTAGTCGCCAAGTGCGAGTATTCCGCACGGCTCATTCGGCTCAGCGGAATGTCAGTATTAGTGCCCTGAAATTCTTCTCGGACAAAAACGTCAAGCACGTCAATTGCCGCTGTTGAATCTGTCGGATCAAGATTGTAAGTGATCGTACCAGTCAGCATCGGGATTGCGTTTTGCTTAATTGTCCACTGATTTAAACCACGGTTAGCCCACTCTGCCAGCATTAGGTTGAGTGAGCGTGTAGCAGTTCGCAAGTCGTAACCAGTACGCAATTCGATTCCGCATCTCTCAAACGCTTCTTCAATATACTCGGCTACATCAGGCTCAAAACTCTTAGTCCCGCTAAAAGCCATTTAATTTCTCCTTCATCGACCTGTTCTGCCGCCGGTAGTTTTGGGTCGAGGCGGCTCATCCCTAGACTTATCACTCATTGCATCGCTCTTAATTCCAAGCGCATCAATAATGCTTTCGCCCATTCCTTGAAACCGTCTCGGCCCCATTCGCTCAGCGTCAGGATTTGGCCCCATCTCAGGCGGCGCTAACCTACCTCCGCCGGGCATTTTAATTTCTCTGCCACCGCTCATACCAACTGGTTTAGCAGCTCCGCCCATTTGCTTTTTAGTGACTCTGCCGTATAGACCAGAGTTGCCGTTATTCCTCTTCATCGTCTGAGTCCTCTTCGTTCGTTTCGGCGTACAAGTTGTCGAAAACCTGATTCACATCCAGAGTGTAGTCTAAATCAGATTTACTATAATGAATATGCTGACTAGGCTTGAAATCTGGCGCACCATCTCCTGTTTCAAACCAAGCAGGGTGCGTTACCCGTACACGATTATTAGGCAATGCGACAATATTCCCGGTCCACTTACCTGCGTCAAGAAGCTCTAAAACATGCGACTGTTTATGTTGGGCTGGGTCATCAGCAATTTCATTTTCTGAATAATCCACAGTGAAATAGTATTTTGCAGGATAAAATTCGCCATCAATCTTAGCAAGCCAAGGAGAAGGAGTGCAGCGATCAAGAACGTAAACAGCGTGGCAATGAGAGCTGCAATCCCAAGGTTGAGCAGCCCAGACAGGCATTGGTTCAGGCCATTCATCAAGCGGTGTGTCAGCGACAAGCCCACTGATCGGCATTCTCGCCCACATCGCTCCGCCGTGCGTGTTTTGCTCGCCGTCATCGTCATACGTCTCAGCTCCAGTAAAAATCATTTGAAATGATAAGCACCGGGTTGGCATCGTCGTTACAGCAATCGCCATCGCGTGAATAAACTCGCCATGATACTTCTCATGGTTATGCGTATACTCTTTTCGAACCCAGCATTTAAAATTCGGTATATTGCTCTGAAGATAAGCCACTATCTTCGACCAAACAATCCGCTCTTGCTTGATGAAGGCTTTCTCATTCCGCCCTTAGCTCCGCCTTTAGTCTTCATTGCAGCTCCGCCTTTTGCGTAACCTTTAGTCTTCATTGCAGCTCCGCCTTTTGCGTAACCTTTAGTCTTCATTGGAGCGCCGCCTTTTTTGTAACCTTTTGCTTTCATCATCATCGTCTCCCAAACAAGCCGGAATTACCCGGTCTCTTATTGATTGCTCCGCCTTTTGCAGCGAATGTTTTAACCATTGTAGGCTTACCGCCCACACCTTGCCGCTTAGATCTTTTCCTGCTGACAGCGCTGGCTTTCTCGCCTGCAGTCATACTGGGGGCAGGCGACCTCATCCAAAACCGCCTTCACCACCTATACCGGAATAGTCAAATTGGTATGGAGGGAGAACAGGCCCACTCCAAATTGGAGGGAGAACAGGCCCACCGGCTCCGGGGGATGGAGTTTGGGCGTTAATTTCATCCATAATTGATTTTCTTAGAGCGTCAACGTCAATGTTTTGCTGGGCAGGAATGCTCCCTCTTAACTCCGCGATCTGAGCCTCAATAGGGCTTATCGCGCCAGTAATTGCTGCTTGGCGTTGAGCTTCAATCGGGTTCATTGCAGCAGTAATAGCTGCTTGGCGTTGAGCCTCAATCGGGTTCATTGCAGCAGTAATAGCTGCTTGGCGTTGAGCCTCAATCGGGTTTATTGCGGCGGTAATAGCTGCTTGGCGTTGAGCTTCAATTGGGTTCATTGCCGCAGTAATAGCTTCAGCACGCTGGCTGGCGATGTCATCAGGGTTAAGCATTTGATTCTGCAGCTCAGAGAACCGCGCATCGAAATCTCCTGCAGTGCCGGTCAATGATGCTTGAAGCGCCGCAAGTTCGTCCTTGCTCGCAGTGCCATCTAAAGCACCAGCAATAGTGCCTTCGAGTTCGCTACGCATGCTTGTCATGTCGGATTGAAGCTGGTTTAAACTTTCTGTTGACGCAAGACCGCCGATCTTTCCCTCAACATCGACTTTTAAAGCGTCAATCGCCGTGTTGATTTGATCCTGCGATAAGGTACCATTTTGCAGAGCTTGCGCGATAGAAGCGTTAACCTGATCTTTGGTTAAAGCACCGTCACGAAGAGCTTCCATCTGCAAAAATAAATCTTTTCTTTCCTCGCTCGCTGTGCCTTTAAGAGACTCGGCTTCACGGCGCAAGGCTTCGATTTGAGCCTCCAAATCTTCAATCGGAAGACCAGCAATATTATCTTTGAGAGCCTCTACGCTGGCTTCGATATTGCCGACCAAGGTTTCTCTCTCGCCGCGCAAAGCCTGTATCTGAGCTGAACTTTCTGTCCGAATGTCGCTTTCAATAGAAACAAGATCGCCTCTAACCGCGTCAATTTCTTGCTGCACAGCCTCTGCTGCGCTTTTTTGAGAACCGGTAAGTGCAGCATCCCGAGCGTCAAGCTCTTTGTTAATTTGAGCCGCAGTATCGTTTAAGGAAGCGCCAAGCTCTCCAATTCTTGTGTTTATGTCTCCGATTAGAGAGCCTTGCTTGTCCTCCAAGCTGCCGACAGCAGTTGCTTGAGCTGCTTTTACGCGCTCTTCTTGAGCCGCCAAGTCAGCAGCAGTCTGATCCATGTTCGCTTGAACCAAGTCGGATATGCGCTGCTGCTCTGTCGAGATGGTAGATCTTTCGTCAATGCCTTGCTGGCGTAAAGCTGCTGCATCGGTATCAACACCAGCTTGAAGTTCTTTGATTCGATCTTCGAGGGTTGCAGTCATATCTGACCGTTGAGATGACGCAGCATCAGAGGAGGTCGATATCTCTTCTCTTAAAAGTTTTTGAAGGTTATCGATTTCCGTCTGGCGAGCAGCAGAAGAGGCATCGCCTGCAATCTTTTGCTCTTCCATAATCTTGCCGTACTGGTCGGCAAGAAGCTCGTCTGTGGTAGGGCCTTCAATCTTGCGCATTTCTGGAGTAGCAGGAGCCTCTCTTGGGCCACGGTCATAGACCGGTTGCTGCATCAAGTAATCACTCAGCGATCCGTAAGGGGAGGCCGAGCTTCCGTATTCATCTTGAGCGCGGCTTAAATCAGTTGGTTCTGCCATTTATATCACCATGCCTTGCAAGACCAGTATCGAGCCGTGAGTTTGTCCTTCGCCGTTGAGCACTTATGGCGAGCACGAAAACTGGCTCTTCGCTCTGGTATGTTTTTCTTAATTGTCATGTTTGGATCGCCGAAACGAACCAGCTTAACTTGATCGCCTTGGCGAGCAAGAACCGCGAACTTCTTATTGCCGCCAGAAGTCCTTTTAGGTTTATTAAAGCCGGAAAAAGACTCGCCGCGATATGATACGCGGCCAGCCTCCGTTCTCTTAGCGTCCTTGGTTGTAGCCATTAGCCGTAGGTCTTCAAGACTTCAACAATAACGGTGTAGGTGTCTCCGCTGCTTGCGCCAATTGTTGTAAACTGCACGTCACCCGTCTTTCCGTCACCCGCATTATTGGGTATGCCTGAGAACTCGGAGTAGTCGTGATATCCGTTTGAATCGGGGCTAAGACCGATGATCAGCGTGTCGGCGGTTGCGTCATTTAAAAGCGACACCCCCATCCCTACACACTGCCACCAGATTTTGCCAACGGTGACTTCGGTGCAAGCCTTTCCCGCGCTGTTCGCAGCCATATCGCTAACGTCAATCTTGGTGACAGCCGCCTCACCAGAACCATCGCTGATATTGGTGAATTTAAGAATGGCTTTTCGCTCGCCGTCTTGAATTGTTTGGCTTGTTACTGCATCAGCCATTGTTATTCTCCTAAATTAATTGATTAAGCATCAGCAAAAGGAGTAATAATTGTTCCTGTACCTAGCAATAAAGTGTCATGAACTAAGTACAGTGCAGCGTCAATAGCAGTAATTTTAATAACACTGCCGACGAGTCCACCCTTAGTTGAGCCATTTAAGGTCATGACATCGTTAGCGACTGCAGGAATAAACGCTTTTTTAGCGCCATCATTTACAGCGACCATTGCCGCGCCAATAAACTTGTCAGTGCCGTCTGTTAGAATATCGAGATCGGTTGCTGCGGTTTCTACATAAAAGTAGAAGGAAGCGCCAATGTTATTATCCTGACTGGGAGCGGTCGGATCAGATGGAGCCGTTGCTACGATTGTTGGTAAAGTGAATTTACCATCCGCATCGTTTAACAAGATAATCTTGCCTGCGTGTGTTGCAACAGTCAAAGTTGTGTCAGCAGACAAGCTAACGCTGCTACCAACTCCTGCAGTAATAAAACCAGCTAAGGATTTAACGGGTCCAGAAAAAGTAGTTTGTGCCATGGTATTAACCTCTTTACGAAAGGATTCGCCCCAGAGTCTTCGTAAACGTCTGCTGAGCCAGTCGCTGGGGCTTTTTTCTCAGTTGTTTGTCATTCTAGGGCAATCTTGTGACAAAAAAAAGGGCCTTTCGGCCCCTTTCTTTTTAGGCTCCTTGTGAGCCGTAAATGCCTCGCCAATCGGACCATCCGAAACTATAACGCTCACGCGCTTTGTATCTGATGTTTCCGGTTGAAAAGTCAGGTTCCATAGAAGTTTCCATCGCGGAGCGTTGGAACATCTTGAGACCTTCGCCTTGGTCTGTGACTGAAGTCAACAGGAAGAAGGCATCTGGGTCGTTCAGATAATGGTTAACAGTGTAACCACCTGGCAGAACTCCAGTGCTCTTAATCGCGTTGAGATCGTTGTCAGCAGTGCCAGATCGCTTGTCCGAATTCAAGATTCGGTCAGCAACGAATACCAACTGAGGAGGTACGACTAATTTAGTCGCCTGAACCGAAATGGTCAGTCCTCTGTCGTCGGTGTAAGTGCTAATATCGATCAAAGCGTCTTCCAACGAAGTTTCATTCAAATCAGCCATAGTCGCTGCTCGGTTAGCGGCAGTACCGCCGCCAGACAGAGGGTGAGCTGTGTTGATTAAAGAAACGCCATCGCCGCCAGTGTAGGTTCCGCTGAACGCATTGTTCAGCACATCAGCGCCTTTGACTTCCTTGGTGTTACCCATAGAACGCGCAAGTGCTTTGACATACCGCTTGCCTAAACTGTCATACAGATTATCTTCAACAGCTTCCTCTGTAAGTGCAAATGCCAGCGCAATTGTCTGATGATTGTAACGTGCCGAGTACGACTCGCCAGCGTTATCAAAGACAACGCCTTGACCTTCAGTTTTAGTTGGGGCTGAACCGAAGCCGGTAATGAGGACTTCTTCCTCGAATGCACGCTGAGAATCTTCAATTGCGAAGACTTCCTCGTACTCTCGGTCGTAAGAGTCGTAGCTCATACCGAACAATGCGTTCAAGCCGGGTTCTAGCTCTTTTGCTAGTTGTGCTCTTGAAATAGCCATTTTTTACTCTCCTTTATGCTAACCCAGCGCCTTTAATGCCGAATACATGGTTTTCGATTACGACAAGCACGTTGGTATGTGCTGACGCTACATCTGAATTTGTAGGATCTTCAGAAATATCAATCGCTTTGACTGGAAGTGTCAGTGCTGTTCCACCGTCAGTCACCTGCAGTTCCGCACCTGAAACACCCGATAGGGTAGAACCTGCCGTTGTGTAAACGATATCGAAGTTACCAAACAAATCAGCAATCGGAAACGCTATAGCGGCTTGAATTTCAAAGACCACCATCGGGTCATCAATAACAAAAGCTATGAGGTCCGCAGCATCAGTGTTTGCAGGATAGTAATTGCTGTACGTTTGCTCACCAGAGGTGGGGTCAGTGTACTGACAACCATTAAATACACCGACAACGGGCACTACGCCCCCATCAGCGTGAAGGGCAATGTGCCCACCGGTTACTTGAGTAACCATATCGCCTTGAAAAATGCTGGTATTATAATCAGCAG